CCTCTCTATTCGTCGGCAGCGTCAGATGTGTATAAGAGACAGGTGCGCGGCGACAGCCGCCGCCACCTCGCCCGAGTCCATCGGCAGCGTCCTCGTCCACCACGCCACGGCCCACGCCTTCTCGGACTCGTCCGCGTAGTCCAGCCCGTTGACGAACTCGAACTGGTGCAGGAGCTCACCCACGCGGCGCTCGATGACGTTCTTGGCCTTGACCTCACCGAAGCTCGCGTTGAGCCACTTGTCGTCGGCGATGCGCTCGTAGGGCACCAGCGGCCCCATCTCGCCAGCGAGGTCGTAGTAGTGACCCTTGAGCGCGGTGAGGCGGCGGGCCCTGCACTCGCCGTCATATCGGTCGATCTCGGCCTTGTACTCATCGGAGAGCCTGTCGATGGGCGCCGTGATCTCGCCGATGGTCTTGTCGAACGTCTTGAGCAGGTCGCTGTACTTCTTCTTCGCGGCCTTGCGCTGCGCCTCGATGGGCTTCTTCACGTCATTGACTGCCGCGCGGTACTTCTTCGCCGCCTTGAAGTCCTCGTCCTTCTCGATGCGCTTGACGTCCGCGTAGTCCGCCAGCTTCTCATCGACGTTCTTCTTGAGCTTCGCCAGCTTGTCCTCGAGCGTGTCGTCGATGGCGAGCGACGCCACCAGCGTGTCGAAGTCCTCCTCGAGCGGCACGGCCTCGACCGCCAAAACCTCATCTGCCATTAGAAGCCTCCCAGCAGGTCGTCGTCGGTCTCATACTCGGCGGGCGCGGGCTCCGGCTCGGGGGCGGCGGGCTCGGGCTGCGCCTTGCGGGCCGCGATCTCCTCCTCCATCCAGGAGGCGGCGCGCCTCGCCTGCATCTGCGTCATGTCGTGCATGGAACCCGACGTGCAGCCAACGGCGGCGCAGATGGCAGCCATGGCCCCGGCGCTGTCGAGCCCAGTTGCCGCCATGAACGGCTTGAACAGGTCGCGCACGGGCTGCAGGTCGGCCACGGGCTCGACGCTCTCGGCCTTGATGGCCCGGGCGCCGGCGCCCATGTCGCGCTCGACCTTCTGGTCCATCTCCTCGCCCGTGTACATCCCGCCGAACTCGTCGGGGTAGGCCAGGCGCCACGCGCCGGCCTTGGCGCACTTCTCGATCATGACGCCCGGCATCTTCGCCCAGTTGCTCTTGCCGGTGCTGTAGTCGGTGAGCGCCAGCTCGACGTATGCGGGCTTCTTGCCGTCGGTGAAAGCGACCTCTGCCCAGCCGCCGATGAGCTGCTCCCCGATCATCTTGTAGACGGCGGAGCCCTTCTTCTTGACGACCTCGCCGTCGCGGAGCACCACGACGCCGCTCTCGATACCGCCGTAGTTGGGCTGCTTGTTCGCGCGGCGGTTGAACACCTGATAGGAAGTGATGATGCTCGCCGGCGCGTTGCCGTACTTGATGAGGTAGACCTCCTTGGTGAAGGGGTTCAGGTGCTGGCGGTTGCAAAGCTCCACGCACAGCGCCAGCTCGCTGTCGGTCGCGTTGGGGCACAGGCGCTCGCGGATGTCCTGCGAGGTGAACTTGACGGGCATGCCCGCGTCGTCCTTGAACTCGATGATCTCGTTACTCATTGATGGTCACCTCTCCGTCCTTGATCTCGACCTTCTCGATGTTCACGCCTGCCAGCTCGGCGAACACGCCACGCGGCCCGTCCAGCTTGTAGATGCGCTCCATGCGACCAGCGCTGTCGACAATGCGGTCGTAGATCTCGAGGTCCTGCGCATCGGCTCCCAATAGCTTCAGACTGAACAGAAGCCCGTAGGCGATGCCGCGCAGGCACGCGGGCTTAAGGCCCCTTTTCCCTATCTCAGCGCCCTCCTCGTCCGCGACGAGGATTAAGTTCGTGGCAAACTCGTCAAGCACCTCGAACGCATCGCCATCGACTTGGACTTTTATGTGCATGTACTCCATTGCTTAATCTCCGTTTCTACTTTTTCTCTTCGGCTGGGTCTGCCCAGCCGCGATATACCTGTATGTCCATGTGCGGTTCGATGCCGCGCCGACGGGGCCACTTGACCACGTGGACCTCGGCCACCTGGCTGTCGTCGCCCCAGACTGCCCCGTTCATCCCGTCCATCACAAGCTTGGCGATGTTGTCCGCATCCGGCTTGAACGTGTTCGGCTCCGACGTGACGCGCTTCGGCCTCGATTTGGGCAGCGGCTCGTACACGTCAATGCGCACCGCGACAGGTACCCTGAACGGGAACAGCAGCCCCTCGAGCTTCGGGTACGCCTCCCGCATGGCACCGAGTGCCGCGTCGCGGATGGCGGCCTCGTTGCGGATGGTCTCGTCGGGCGTGTACATCCGTGCGTGCCTGCGGTCGAGCCTATGGCGTTGCTTACCCGCCACAAACGGGACGGTGAACGCGAATCGCCTGCCGATCACAGTACCGACCCCATCCCGAGCACAACGCGGATGCCGTCCGCCGCGAGCAGCAGCGCCCGCATGACGTGCGGCATGAGAGCGTTCACTGCGAACACGAGCGCGACGAACCCCGCGCACCTAAGCAGCCTCGATGCCATGCGTTCCCTCCTCGATCCACTGCTCCACCCATTCCGGGCGCACCATGCGCCCCACCTTGCGCCCCTCGGGCAGCTGCGAGCGCAGGCGGCCCGCCTTGCACTCGATGCGCAGCGTGTCGTATGGCACCCCAGTCACCCTCGACGCCTCACGCAGCGTGTACATCAGCTTGTGGCGGATGCCAAGCTCGTCGGCCATCTGCTGGAACGTTTTGGCTCTGCTAGAATCCATGAGTGACCTCCTTTCAGGTCAGGAGCCGTCCCCGCTTTCCACACCGGGCGGCTCTTTTTTGTTGCTTGCTTTCGGGGCCTCGCCCCCGGCACGGCACCGGTAGGGAACGTCCCCGCGGCTATGGTTATCGGAGAGCCACGGGGCAACGGTGCCGCCCCGGGGACGGCCCGCGCGCGGCGGGCGGCCCCTACTTGGTGCCGACCAGCGGCTGGGAGCCCTCGGGCACGACGACGAGGTTGCCGTCCTTGCCGATGCTCTTGAGCGCGTCGATGTAGTGCTGCTGGATGACCTGGTCGTTGAGCGAGTTCGCGAGGACCGCGTTCGCGTCCGCCTCGCCCTGGGCCTCGATCTTCTTGGTCTCGGCCTGGACCTTGGCCGTCTCCTGCTCGTTCTGGGCCTTCTGCTTGGCGACCTCGGCCGCCTGCGCCTCGCTGTAGCTCTTGGTGATGTTCTTCGGGTAGCGGACGTCCTGCACGCTCACCTGCTCGACCGTGAGGCCTATGCCCTTCCACTTCTCGGTGAGGGCCTTCTGGACGGCCTTGGTGAACTGGGAGCGGTCGGTGAGCATCGTCACCGTGTCGAAGCCGCCCGAGACCTCGCGGGTGACGGCGCGGACGTCGTTGGAGATGTACTTCTCCACGAAGCTCTCCTGCGTGCCGTACTCGCTGTAGAGGCTGAGCGCGGCGTCGGGGTTCAGGGAGTAGTTGACCTGTATGTCGATGTTGGCGCTGGCGCCCGACTTGTCGTTGATGGAGACCTGCTTGCCCTCGTAGGAGCCGCCGTCCACCTCGTAGTCGGTGTCCCCGTAGAAGTTGATGAGGTTGTTGCGGACGTCGTAGGTCACGACGTCCTGCCAGGGGGCCTTGGCGTGGAAACCGGCCCCGGAGGTCGAGCCGGCGAGCGAGCCGCCGAGGTTGCGGATGACGCAGACCTCGCCGGTGTCCTGCGTGTAGAGGCAGGCGGTGGCGGCGATGACGGCACCCACAAGGATGATGGGCAGGGCGCACGTGGGCGAGACGATGCGGGCCTCGTACTTGTTGCCCCAATGGTCCGCGGGCCCGGCGGCCTTCTCACGCTCGGCCTCGTTATACCGCTTGATGGCGACGGCGGCGGCCACGCCGCCGAGTCCCAGACCCGCTCCGATAATCAGTTGAATCATGTCTTTCTCCTTTTCGTTTGTGAAGTTAATTAGCCGCGGGCTTCATCCCGGGACTCTTTGCGCAGATAGCGCGTCCACTCGCCCGCGGCGACGCCCACCATCACCGGCTCGATGCCGGGGTCGATGGCGTCGGCGGTGTTCATCGCCACCGTGCGCTGGACGTAGGCCATGACCGCCTCGCCGCGCAGCAGCCCGTCCAGGCGCCCGCGGGCGTCGACGAACCACTCGAAGGCCTCGCGGTGCCAGCCGCCACCGGCGTCGCACCAGCAGACGATGGCCTCGATGCCCGAGAAGCCCTGCGGGCACTCGATCTCGAAGGACTTCCCGCGCGCCTCGTACCTGATGTTCTCGTGGCGCATCTTCACGTCTCCCATGTCGCCCTCCCCTACAGCTCGAAGTCGGAAAAGTCGCGGGCCTCGACGGGCTCGGCCTCGACCGTGATGGCCTCGGGGGTGTTCCAGCCGCCCAGCTCGATGTCGATGTAGTTCTCGTTCATGGTTCTCTCCGTTTCGTTTTAGGGAACTTTAATTTCCCTTCATCGGCAAATAAAAATCGCTGACCTTGCAGCCCAAGATGCTCGCCAGCTTCGTGGCGGTCGGGAGCTTCATTAGCGAGGGGTCCTTCTCGTACGACCGGTAGGTCTGAACCGTAACCCCCAATTCCGCAGCTACCGCCTCCTGATTGAATCGGGAAGCCTCCTTTAAAAAAGGCTTCTGGCGTGCTTCTCGGATTGACTTAAGCTCTTGCATCTGACCTCCTTCCCTTTCGTTGAGACTATAGTACTTTCTTTTCCCTTTAAGCGCAATATCTTTTCTCTAGAAAGGGAAATCTTTTTTCTATAGCATAGAAAAATAAGGAGGTAGATACCCATGAATTTCTCTACCAAGTTCAGGCTTTTAAGAGCCAAAAGCGGCCTTACGCAGGCGGAAATTGCCGACAAGTTGGGCATAACGGGCCGCGCTGTCGGTGCCTGGGAAAGCGGAAGGTCTAAGCCGCGCTTAGATAAGATGGCGGAAATTGCAGTTCTGTTCAACACCACGGTAGCCGACCTCATGGGAGAGGACGCCGCCGAGGCCGCGATCAGCGGCACCTCGCGCATGGTCCCCCTGCTGGGCTTCGCCCACATGGGCGAGCCGTGCGACGAGGGGAACCTCGCCGACGAGGTCGAGGTCCCCGCCTCCATCGCCGACGCGCACCCGCGCGGCTTCATGGTCCACGCCCAGGGCGGCTGCATGGACAACCGCTTCCCCCACGACGCCCTGCTGCTGGTCGACCCCGACATGGAGCCGGTCAACGGCCAGCCGGTGCTCGCCGAGACGTCCGACTACGGCGCCGTGGTGCGCAACTACACCCGGGGCCGCTCGACCGTGATGCTCACGGCGGACAGCCACAGCGGCGAGTACGACGACATCCTCGCCGGCCCTGGCGACGAGCCCGTGGTCTGCAAGGGCCGCGTCGTCTGGTACATGGGCGAGCGGGACGAGAGGCAGTAGGAACGGAAAAGAGGTGGGACGCATGAGGCCATTGGCTTTGGATGGCGTGCGGGCATATTACGAATCGGGAAACGGCGCCACGTTCGGCGGCGAGGAGTTTAATGTCTACTGCGACGAGAGCTGCCATCTCGAGCACGATCGATTCAAGGCGATGTCGCTCGGGGCGGTATGGTGCCCCAAATCGAAAGTCAGGGAGATAAGCAAGCGCCTCGTGGAGATAAAGGCGAGGCATGGCGTCGGGATGGGCGCCGAGGTCAAGTGGACGAAGGTGTCGCCATGCAACTACGACCTCTATGTCGACATCATCGACTATTTCTTCGATGACGACGACCTGCACTTCAGGGGTCTTGTAGTTCCCGACAAATCAAAGCTGGACCACGCCCGCTTCAACCAGGACCATGACCTCTGGTACTACAAGATGTACTTCACGATGCTGAAAACCATCTTCTCCCGCGACGCGCGGTATTACGTCTATATCGACATAAAGGACACTCATTCCGGGCGAAACGCCCAGAAGCTCGAGAACGTGCTCGCGAACGATGCGTACGATTTCAACCATGAGATCGTGAGGAGGGTGCAGCCCATACGCTCCGACGAGGTCCAGCTGATGCAACTCGTTGACATCCTTACCGGCGCCATCGCGTATCGCCACAACCACGACGCCATCATGCCATCGGATAGCGTCACGAAGATCAGGCTCATCAATAGAATTATCCAGAGGTCGGGCCTCTCCCTCGTCAAGACCTCGCTCCTCAGCGAAAAGAAGATGAACCTACTGGTCTGGCAGGCCGGGGGAATCACATCATGAACTGCTGCTGGATACCGCCCCTAGTCGAAAGGGACAGCTCGCGTCCCTGGAGCGAATACGACGCTCTTGTCTACAGCGTGTTCAGGCGTGATTTCATCGAGGGCAGGCCCGTCTACCACGGGAAACCGGTAAAGATACGGTACCAGCCCATGCTGGAGGGACGGGCCGAGGCCTTTTGGCACCTTACCTGCAGGGACTACGATCATAAGTCGGGTCTGCCAGAGGACCGTGTGCCAGATCTCGAAAGGTGCAGGCGCATCAGATGGCCGAAGGCGTTCATCGAGGATGCTGAGAGGTGCCCCAAAAGTCCCGACTGCGGAGGCGTTATAGCCTGGAAGGCGGAGCATCGCGCAAGGAAGAGCCGCAATGGCACCCAGATAAGGGAACGGATTAAGTTTTACCTTGAGGAAGAGAGCTACATTGTCGTATTCGAGCCGAGGGAGCACTACTGCCTGCTGATAACCGCATATTACGTCGACAACGACCACAGCAGGAAGATGATTGAGCGCGAGATGGCGAGAAACCACGCCGAAAAAGCAGGAGGCGCTGTTTGGGCGCCTCCAGAGGACTCCTTCACACACACGGTGGATGAGCTATCCCGATTATCGCCCCATCGCGGCGAAATGTAAACCGAACACGTTGTGGAGATTGGGGGCCGGCAAGGGTGAGACCCCATGCGCCTACATCTAGGGAGGTGATGCCATGAAAGCGAAAAATCTCGGGACCGTAGGCTGATACCGCGACCCCGAGACTAAGGAGACGGCCCCTGCACTTTGGAACGTGAGACGGGGCCGCAGTCAGAACCGGGCGAAACGGAGAATAAGCCCGCGATCTGAACGGATCTGATTATATGACAAAGAAGCAGCGCCGCCGCGTCTGGGGCTCCGTGACCGAGATGAGGCGCGGCAAGAAGTACGTCCTGCGCTGGATGCAGAACACGCCGCAGGGCCGCAGGCGCAAGACCAAGACCGTGTACGGCACCTACCGCGAGGCGTGCGCGGAACTCGACCGCATCCACGTCGAGCACGCCGACGACGCCCCCGTGCCCACCATAGCCAAGGCCTACGAGACGTGGCTCGTCCCCAAGATGGCCGCGCAGGTCGAGGCGGGGACGCTCGCCCCCAACACCCGCGACCTCGTGCTGCGCTCATGGAAGAACTACGTCGGACCCCGCTGGGGGCAGGCGCCCGTCGACCAGCTGCGCGCCGTCGAGCTGCAGGACTGGCTGCTGACACTTCCCGCCGCGACCGCCGATACCGCCCTGCTCACCCTGCGCAAGGTCTACGCCTGCGTCTCGACCTTCATCCGCCTGCCGCTCGACCCGTTCGCCGCCAGCGTCAGGTACACCATGCCCACCCGCAAGACCCGCGAGCGCTCAAAGCGCGTCTACACCCTCGACGAGGCCCTGGGCGTCCTCGACGCACTGCACGGCAACCCACTGGAGCCCGCGTTCATCCTCGCGTGCTTCGGCTCCTGCCGCTCGGGCGAGTCGCTGGGCGTGCGCACCGAGGAGGTGTTGCGCTGGGAGCGCTCCGGAACCGCCCTCGCCTCCGCCGACATCTGCCGCCAGATGCAGCAGTCCGGCACCGAGCCGGTGGGCGCCCTCAAGACCGCCAAGTCCGCCCGCACCGTCGTGATCTTGCCGCAGGCCGCCGACCGCCTCGTCGAGATAGCGGCATCGCGCGCCGCCGAGGGCCGCGAGTGGCTGAGCGACCGCGGCGACGGGCTGCCCATGAACCGCAGCATTTGCAACGACCGCTGGCGGAAACTCTGCGCCGCCCGCGGCATCGAGCACATCCCGTGGTCGAACCTCCGCAACTCATGGCGTACGATAGCGGAGGTCGAGCTTCGCCTGCCGTGGGACCTCATAGAGATGCTGATGGGCCACGCCCTCCCCGGCGTGTCGGGACGGCACTATATCCGCCCAACCGCCGAGCAGGTCGTCCGCGCCGCCTTCGACGCGCTTGGGATAAGTTAGGATATTCCCCCGCAAAGCCGCAGGTATATGGCACGCCGTTAGTTGTGGCAGTACTGAGGCAGATTGCCGCAGCTCGCTATTGATGCTGACCAACAGGAAAAATACGCTGACGGTGCCGCAACACGCTGACTGTACTTAGGGTTTTGCGCCCACTTGGGATATTCGAGGGATACGAAAAAGGGGCCGTGGCGACGAACCGCCACGGCCCCTTTTTGTTGTTATCGCCCGCTGTCGCTAGCGCCGGTTGATGCTCACGATGCAGAGCCCGATTGTCGCCACGGTGCCGCCAAAGAGCGCGCCGAGCACGAATGCCAACGCGATCATCGACGTGTTCCGTCAGACACGTAGCACTGCAGGCGATCAAGCGCATAGCCGTAGATGCCTGCATAATCATCGCCGCCATAAGTGGAGCCATCATCGCAGACCTCATCCCAGTAGCCAGCGTGGGCAACGTCCTGAGAGCGGTAATAGACCTGCTTGTAGTCACCGTTGGGCGTGATGTAGTACATCTGGACGCCGTCGATGGTCTGCCCCCACAGGCCCGCCATGCCATTTACGCTGTCGTTGTAGTTGGCAGACTGTACCCAGCCGAGCCAACCGCTCTCCTTGGTGCGGACGCGATAGCGAAGGGTGCCGCTGTCAACCCAAGCGATGAGCATGTCGTGGGAGCCGTAGGGCGCACCCGCGAAACCCTCGCTGTTGCTGTCATTGAAGTTGGTGACAGCATCATTCCATGCGCCGTAGCGATTGTGCAGCGCATAGTGGATGTTGACGCTCTTACCCGTAGACTTCGGGAACTTGGTACGGGTTGCAGAATAAGAGGGCTGGTACGTGCCGCCATTGCCATTGGTCGGCGCGATGGGAGCTACATAACCGCTGCCGAGATAGGCTGAGACCGCCTGCTTGAACTCCCACCAGCTCTTTCCGTACTTGGCGAAGTAGCCATTGGGATCGGTGTGGTCGGAACCACCCCAGCGCTGAGCAGCCTCGTAGTGGGAAAGCAGGCGCGAGGTATCCCAGCCATGTGTGCGGAGCTCATCGCCAGTCCACTTGACTGCTTCAGTCCACTGCTTTGCAAAGTCGCTGGCATTGGTGGCGTGCGCCAGCTCGATGCCGATTGTGTAGCCGTTGCCGTTTCCGACGTGCCAGCACAATCGATTCTCCGCGACCGTGTTGTAGACCGTGGAGCCGTCGAGCTCCATGACGTGATGCACGGCGTAGGTGTCATCACGCGACCAGAGCAGCGTATGGTTGTAGGCGCTCGCGCCCGGATTCGCGGTCTCGTGGATGACCAGGTAGCTCGCGTTGAGATACCCGTGGCCGCCGCTGACGTACTTGTCGACACTCTGGTACGCCTCGGCTCCGCACGGGGCGGCAAGGGCAGCCACGAGGGCGAGGACAACGGCAAGGACGCTACGGAGCGGCAGCTTGCGCTTGGGCTCGGCACTAGTCTCCGTCATGCTCGCCTCCCGCCTTGAGTCGCGCGGCGTCCACGGCCTGCTCGGCTGCGGCGTAGATGGCCGCACTCGCGACCCCGCATACCGTGCCGATGGCGGCGACGGCCTGGTTGTCCGTGGCGATGCCGGCGACGCTGGTCGCGACGGAGCCCAAAAAGGCAGCCGTGCACAGCCAGAACTTTCGGCTTGTCACCTTGCGGATAATGTCTTCGGTAGTCATGATTCCTCCTATCTGTCGGATTCCTTGCTGTAGATCAGGTCGACTCGGTCGCAGATGTGGTCGACCTTTTGAGCCATGCCCTGGCTACGCGTCTGGCTGTGGACCAGGTCGGCGTGCAGCACGTCATTCGACGCGACGACCGACTCCATGAGGGTCTTCATCGCCTCCATGAGACTGTTGCTTCGCTCCATCTGCGCGGCGATTCGCCCTTCCATCTGCGAGCGCTCCCGATCTCGCTGCGCCCGCTCGTCCACTTCGGCCTGCTTTCGCTCCTCGCGCTTGAGGTCGATGTTCGCCTTGCGCTCGTTCTGAACCTTGTATTCGTCCAGAAATTGCCGCCCAAAATAGAAGGCGATCAGCACCAGCGCCGCGCCGCCAAGCCAGCCGGGTCCGTACGGCGCGAAGAGCTTGAGCACCTCCATCCGGCCTCCCTCCCGTTCTGCAGTGCGGCGGAGGCCCATCCCCCGCCACACTGCAGGTTCGGGCCCCCGTAACGCCGGCCTACACCGCCGCCATCGTGCCGATGCACACGGCCAGCGGTCCCTGCGACAGGATCACGGCGCGGTCGGTGATGATGCACCCCGTGCAGGAGCGCACCATCGGGACCGTCACCACCGCGCCGTGCAGCATCACGTCGAGCGCCGTGTCATGGACGCCCACGACCGTGCCGAACTCCATCGTCAGCCGCTTGCCGCCCGACGGCATCGCCGCCGCCAACCGCGCCGCCGCACCCTTGATCTCGGCCGCCGAATCGCTCATCGCTCGTACCTCCTCGCCGTGTGCTTTATGACGCAGCCGGCGTCGAGCGTCAGCGTCTGCTTCTGGATTGCCAGCTTGCCGACCACCCCGCCGGTCCTGTAGTTCATCGCCACCGCCATGCACGGCTCGACGGGCTTATACACGCTCTTGAACTCGTCCGTGCGCGTCACGGCGCGCTCGGTGGCGAGCAGCTCCGCCGCTTTGCGGTTCGCCGCCGCCTGCATGGCGTCCTGGGGCCAAGGTGTGGCGTTGCCTCCCTCCTCGACCTTGTCGGCGACGAAGATGGCCTCGCCGCCGTCGATGTAGCAGTAGCCCCAGCTGACCTTGTTGTGGTTCTCCGTGGCGTGGTAGGTGTAGCTGACCTTCTGCCACTCGCCAGTCATGGTGAACCCCTTGGTCACCGGGCCAAGCGCCCTCTCCTGGTCCCAGAAGGACTGTATGATGCCCGTCGCGCCCTTGGTGCCCTTGACCCACACGCTCTGCGTGTAGTCCGTATCCTTCTTGACGCTCAGCCCCTCGTCCTGGCAGAAGCCGACGCGCCCCCCACTCGAGACGACCTTGATGCCGAAGAGCACGCCCACCTGCGGCGAGTCGGGAACGTAGACGGTCTGGATGCTGCCGTGCGAATCGCTCTGCCTGAAGCTCTTATCCGACTTCTTGCCGGTGCCGATGAGGGCGTTGGCGGCGCCCTCGACAAGGTTGGTGTCCTCGGTGTCCACGCCCGGAAGGCTGTCGTAGCTGTAGCTCTTTACGATTCGACGACCGACCGAGACGGTCGACAGGTCGGAGTCGGGCGAGTCGTCCACCGCCGTGCCGCGCACCGATGCGTCCTGCGTGCTGAAGTCCACGTGCACGACGTTGCAGACCTCGGCGCGATTGGTCGATTCGGTCATGTCCGACATGAAGCGCGCGTCCCTGCCCTCGGTGAACTCAGCCGAGATGGGCATGTCGGCGGGCTCGACGTAGCGCCTGTAGATCACGTTGCCCATTCGGTCGGTCGCCGGCGAGCGGAACCCGGCCGCCTTGAGGAGCAGGTCCACCGCGTCCAGCTTGTTCTTGGCGTCGTTGTCCCTGCCAACGCCGAAAACCAAGGTGCTGCCCAGAAGGAGGCTGCTGGGGTCGGCGTAGACGGTGAGGCCGACCGATTCGGCTATCTTGACGGCCTCATCAACCAGATTGCTGCCAGCAACGATCACGTACGGCCCGTCGAAGTCGTCGTCTTTGAGCCGCTTCAGGAGGCCGTAGGCATTGATCTGTCCCTCGCGGTAGGCGCCGTCGATGTCCACCGAGTCCACCACGGGCATGAACGTGCCGAGGCACTCGCGCCTCTCGCTGCCGTCCGAGAAGGAGGCGTTGAGGTACACGCGCAGAAAGTCGTTGCCGACGTCGAACTTGTCGGCGAAGTCCAAGGATGCGGTCTCGTAGAGCGCCGTGTTCGCGTTGCGCTCTATGGAGCCGCCGTTCTCGATGTCGCGCACGAAGTCGAGCTCGAGCCCCGTCTCGCGCGAGACGCGCACGAAGTCGTAGGAGGCGTCGAACGGCCTCGTCCAGCTATCAGCCATTGGCGGGCTCCTCCCACGTCTCCCACGTCGGGTCGCACGAAGCCACCCACGCGCCGTCGGAACGCTTCACGCCGCAGCTCAGGCGGGCGCGGAACCGCTCGCCGTGGAGGTCGCGCACCCAGAAACGCCCCGCGGTGTTCATGATCTCGAGGAATGACTTGTAGTCCTCCTCGTCGAGCAGCAGGAAGTCCATGCTGTCCTTGACGTCCCTCTCGTTGATGCCGTACGAGACGGGCAGCCCCTCCCCGCCGTCGGCGAAGTGCAGCATCTTGTACCCGTGCGTCACCTTGCGGCTCGAGCCCTTCTTGAGATAGCGCCCGAGCCACGACCTCTCAGCGCCGGCTCCCCAGTTGAGAGCCACCGCGCGGCTCGCCACGGTCGTCTTGACCCTCGTCGCCGTGCTCACGCCCGTCGCGGCGTAGGCGACCGCGACGTACTCGAACTCGCTGTTGAGCGGAGGCAGCGGGTCGCTCGCGCCCTCGCCCGCCGCAAGGTGAGAGCCGAGCTGCAGGGTCGAGCCGTCGGGCAGGACGCGTGACACGGTGAAGTGGGACGTCTCGGGCGTGTCGTCGCTGTCGGCCTTGCCTGGAAATACCGACAGCTGGCATCCCAGCCTCTCGTCGACGAAGATGTTTAGCGACGGTTTGGCTGGCGGCGCCCAGTCGGTCTGGAAAACTCTCGAGGCGGCGACCGACAGCGACGAGCCAGCTGTGACCGTAAGCACGACCCTGTAGACCGTGTGGTTGACGAAGGCGTGCTGCGCATAGCCCAGGCGGAAGGAGCGCGCGTCCTTGTCCACAGCCCCGCTCCACAGGAGGTTGCCCCTGATGTCGCACAAAGACAGGTACTGTCGGCTGACGCCCGTCTCGTCGGCCACCTTCCACGTGAAGGTATGCGGCACCGCGCGCAAGGTCGCCCCGTCCGCAGCCGGATCGGTGAAGAATGCCTGGGGCGCGTCCGCCACGGTATATGCCGCCGCGCTCGACCATGCGCCCCAGTCCTCGTCGAGGCCCTTGGTGCGCACGCGCACGGTGTAGAGGCCCTTGGTGCCAGTCGGCAGCTTCAGGCTCGCACCCGGGCCATCGACCGTCGTGGTGGTGGGACCCGTCGGCGTCGTGACCTGCACCTCGGCCGAGGTCTGCGCCGAGCCGTCCGGATGGTTGGGCACCCATTCGAGCGTCGCGGTCGAACCTGTGGCGTAAGCCGCCCTGACGCCCCTGATGGACGGTGCGAGCGGCGGGCATATAGTCGTGACCTCGTTTGACTCGGTCCACGGTCCCTTGAGGCCGCTCTTGACCGCACGGACGCGGTAGCACACCGTTCCCGCCGGCGCCTCCTCATCCTCCCAGGAGGCGTTTACGTCCGCATCGACCCACGTCTTGCGCCCGTCGGTCGACAGCTGGAACTCCCAGCTGTCGACGAAGGCCGGCGCGTCGTGCCCCCTGAGCACGACCTTCGCCGCCTCCGCCTTGACTGCCTCGAGCATGCCTAGCGCCGTCGGCGTGGTGTAGATCGCCGGCGCGCTCACGCCGTAGTCCGACGTGCCGCCGGGGCCCGTCGCCTTGGCCGAGAAGATGTACATGCAGCCCGGCTCGAGGCCGTTGTAGGTGTGGCTCGTGGTATCCCAACTGACGGTGCCGACGTCGGTGAACTTCCCCGGGCCGTTCTTCACCACGCCGACGGTCACGGTCGACCAGGGGTAGTCGCCGTTCATGCCCGTGTAGTCGACGTCCCAGCTGACCTTCGCGCTGGTGTCGCTCAGGCGCTCCGCCCTTATGTTCTTCGGCGTGTGCGGCGTGTGGTAGGCGCGGCACGGCACCGTGACGGTGTTGGAGGCGTTCGAGGTGCCGTTGCCGAAGCCGCCCGTGACGTTGATCTGGCCCGTGAAGGTGTGGTTGTAGGCGTCGCCGTTGCCGCGCGCGAGTACGACGTCGCGCGACGTGCACTGCACCCACACCCAGCCGGAGTTGTTCGTCGAGTATACCGAGCCGTTCCACGAGCCGCCCGCCGACGAGCTGCCGTTTGCGTAGCAGTCGATGGCGTAGCGCGTGCCGTAGCCGTGCGTGACGCGGTAGGTCACGGTGGTGTCCGTGCGCCCGACCTCAGCAACGTCCACATACGCGCACCAGCAGTACTTGCGATAGCCGCTTCCGCCTTGAACCCAGTTTCCCTGCGCCATCCTACGCGACCCCCATCGCCATGCTCTGCTCCACCGCCGCGACGAAGGCCCTGAACGCGGACGCCACGCGCCCGTCGAAGCCCAGCAGGTCGCTGTTGAGGTAGAGGTTGTAAACGTTGCCGCCGCCCGCGAAGCCCGCGGCTCCGTTGGCGGTCGCCCCGTATGCTCCGCCGCCGGTAACGCTCACACCGAACTTCGCGGCGCGCTCGACCTTCCCGACGGCAGACTCCATCGACTTCACGGGCTCGTCAGCCGTGTCGTCGATGCCGAGGGCCGCGCCCTCCATGACGTAGCCGAACATCTTGCGGAACACGCGCGACGGCGAGTGGATGCCGAGCAGGTTCTTGGCCGCGTCGATGGCGCCGCCCACCACGCCGGTAATCTTGCTCACGACCACGCCGGCCGCGCCGCTGATTCCGTTTGCGATGCCCTGTACGATCTGCGAGCCGATGGAGGCCACGCGGCCCGGGATGGAGGACAGGGCGCCCATGATGGAACTGCCGATACTCGAGGCCGCCGAGGTCACGAAGCCGACCGCGCCGCGGATGGCGGAACCCAGGCTGCTGATTCCGTTGCGGCCGATGCTCGCCAGGGTGGACGGCAGGTTCTGGATTGCGCCGCGGATAGCGGACACGATGTTGGTGCCGCACGTGCTGACGAAGCCGGCCATGCCGGTGATGCCGTTGCCCAGGAACGTGATGGCGTTTCTGCCAAGGCTCAGCCAGTCGAGCGCCGACCAAGCCGAGACGAAGGCCGAGAAGATGGCTGGGATGTTGGCGATGAGCGTCGGTATCGCCTGCACAATGCCAAGTGCCAGCGTCACGATTGCCTGGATGCCGGCACCGAGCAGTATCGGCGCGTTGTCGTTGATCGCGCTGGCGAGGTTCTGCACGATGACCGGGGCCTGCTCGATGAGCGTCGGCAGGCTGTCGGCGATACCCTGCGCCAAGCCGACGATGAGGTTCGCCGCGCCCTCTGCCAGAACGCCCGCGTTCTCGGCTATGGACTCGGAGAGGCCGGTGAGAATCTGCAGGCCGCTCTCCGTGATGGAGGGCAGGTTCTCGGACAGGTAGCCGCCGAGCGACGTCATGAGCGACGCCGCCGTCTCGGAGAGGAACGACAGCCCCATCTCGATTCCCTCGGCGAGCCTGGGAACGACCTCGCCGCCCACGTCGGCGAAGCCCTCGGCGATGCCGGGCAGCGATGAGGTGATGTTCTCCTGCAGCGTGGAAAGGTCGCCCTCGAGCAGCGTCAGCCCGTAGACCATGGCGAGGTGCAGCGACTCCAACGGGTTGTCCCCAGCCGCCCAGATCTCGCCAAGGCCCTTGAAGCGCTCGCCGATCTCGTCCACGCCGTCCGACACGGCGGAGAGGATGTCGCCCATGGGCCCGGGCACGGCTGCCGCCGCGCTGTCGAGTGCCTGCGTGAAGATGCTGACGAACGCCTGACCGAGCACGGGCCCGACCGACGTGACAAGGCCCGGCAGCTGCGACAGCGCCGTGCCGACGATGGTCGCAACGCGCGGGATGACGTTCGAAGCCGCCGTCTCGACCGACTCGACCAGCTCCTCGGTGAGCTTGCCCATGTCGGCGTCGTCCTTGCCCAGCTCGGTCAGCCAGTTCTCCCAGGCGGCCTTCGCCATGTTGCAGGAGCCCTCGATGGTCGTCGCGGCCTCGCGCGAGGTCGTGCCGGCGATCTGCATCTGCTCCTGCATCGTGTGGATGGCGAGCACGATGTTGTCGAAGGACAGACTCGACTCGTCCACGGCGGAGTTGACGGCATGCGCGTCCTTGATGAGGCGCTGCATCTCCTCCTTGGTGCCGCCGTAGCCCAACTTGAGGTTGTCCAACATCGTGTAATTTTGTTTCGCAAAGCCCTGGTACGCGTTCTGGAGGTCCTCCATCGCCGTGCCGAAGGTGTTGGCGTTGTCGCTCATGTCGACCATTGCCGTGTTGGCGTACTTCGCGGCCTTTACCGTGTCGCCGCCCAGTGAGGAAACGAGCGAGGCCGAGAAACCCGTCACCTGTTCCATGTATTGGTTGGCGCTAATGCCGGCCGTCTTGTAGGCTGCGTCGGCGTTTGCGAGCACCGTGGTCTGCGCCTGCTCGAGCTGCTGCCACTTGCCGGAGCACTGCTCGACGGTCTGCCCCGTGAGCGCGGCGTACTCGTCGAGCGACTTGCCCATGTTGCCGAAAATCTTCTGAATGCCGCCGACGTTCTGCTCGTACGCGGCGTAGGCCTGCGTGCTCGCCACGCCGATGGCGGCGACGCCCGCGCCGACGGCGGCGACGCCAACGCCGATAGCCTTGGCCGCTGCCATGCCTGCACTTCCCAGCGTGCCCACGACCTTCGAGGCCACGCCCTCGGCCTTGCCGCTGGCCTCGTCCTTGAGGCCAACCTTAATCATCAGGTCGAGAAGGTTCACCTAGACCACCTTCAATCCCATCCGCTCGATGATGTCTGCAGCGATCTCGTCGCCGCCGCGCGTGTCCTCCGCCTCGGACCCATCGCCCGCACCGCCGTTGACGATGCTCAGGAAGGGCTCCTTGAGCCACTTCCCCTGCGCCATGAGGCGCACCGACTCGCTCAGGTACACGCGGAACGCCTCCCGCTCGTCCCGCTCGCGCCACCGCGCGACCATGTACCTACAGAAAGGGCGAGCACGCCGTGGCCCGACGTACTCGCCCAGACAGAGCCATATGTGAGATGGGTCCTCGGCGGCTATCCAAAAAAAGGAGCCAAGATGTCCTTGATGCCGTCGATGCCGTCGATGGCATCCTTGATGTCGTTCACCCACTTCTTGACGGTGAAGTCGGCCTTGTACTCCTCGAGCGTCTGGCCGTCGAGTGCGGCGAGCAGCTTGTAGCTGATCTCGCCGCCCTGGCGCAGCACGTCGGGCAGAAGCCCCGCCACCATGTCCACGGCGAGGCCGTTGACCTCGGCGGTGGCGGCTGCCTTCGCGGCCTCGGGGTCGCCCTTCGCCTTGGCGGTCGCCTTGGCCTTGGCCTTGGCGGAATCGGAGCGGAACTTGGCGTAGGAGGCCTTTGCCTTTGCGCCGAGTTCGCCGTTCATGACGTCCTCTGCCACGTCCGCCAACAGGCACATGGCGTTCTGGAACTCGTCGGCGTTAAGGTTGTCCAGCTTCATGGTTAGGCTCCAATCTCCTGTTTGATATACAGCTCGTAGGGCACGATCTCGGGGTTCTTGATTGAGTAGTGGCCCGTGAACTCGAACGCGAACTGGCCCTTGGCCTTGTTCTGCGTCGTGATTTGCAGACCGCCCGTGTTGAGCGCGTTGATGAGGCGGATGGCGATATAGCCGTTGCCGTTCTCGCCCGAGTAATCGCCGATGAACCAGATGTCGGCGAAGTCGGCCTCCGAGAGCGCGGAGCGCGGGACGATCTTCACCTCGGTCTCGTCGGCTGCGGCTGCGAGCTTCTTGCCGAGCGCGGTGTTCAGCGTCACGAAGGTGCCGCTCAGCTTGGCCTCGATGCTGTCGATGCGCTTGAGCTCCATCGTGTTTGCTGGGCAGTTGTCGATGTCCTCGCCGTAGTCGATGAAGTTGGGCGTGGCAGCGAAGCTGGTTCCGCCGCTCGTCGCGCCCATCAGCTCGGACTCCGCGACCTCGGCGGTCTTGGGGTTGAAATTCGTGGCGAGAAGGCCCGCGTTGATGACGATCTCCTTGAACGTGTTCTCGGGGATGCGCGTGAACTTAGACATATGACCTCCTAGTAGCTGGTCATGTACTCAATGGTCAGGTTGATGATTCGGCGCTTCACGGCGTTGTCCTCGTCGGCCATGGCGTTGCAGAACGGATCGCCCTGCATCACCCACATGCCGCCGCCGTCGCACGGCAGGAGCACGCCGGAGAGCCCGAGCGCCCGGGCGACCTCCTCGGCCTTGGCGTTTGGCGCGACCTCGGACGAGGTCCGGTACCAGAGGTTCACCTCGGAGTTGCACTGCGTGCCGAACGCCGCGGTCGGCAGGTCGTAAGTGATGTAGGGCATCTTCGCCTCGCCCGGCACCGCCGAGTCGCGGTACACGGGCAGCCCGAAGCCCTCGAGCCACGCCTGCAGCGCCGCCGCTTTAGTCGCCATCCGGCACCTCCCACTCCTCCGCGCTGCACTGGCCGAAGCCGAACGACGCGCAGCGCGGCGCGGCCCCGTCGTCCGTGTTCGACGTGCAGCGGAACACCTGCCCGTCGAACGCACGCTGGAAGAGGTCGCCGTACCGCAGTGGCTCGTCGGTGGTCACGGTGTAGACGTTCCTCACGCCGTCGTGCTCCGCGATGCGCGAGGCCGTCGAGCTGTCGCGCACGATTGCCGCCGTGAAGCCGTCGCCTACGGCGAGGACGGTCTTGAATCCGCCCTCGCCGTCAGGCTCGGTCTTTGCGACGAGCCTCGCGCACGCTACCGCCATGTGCTCGTACAGGCGGCTCACAGCTTTCTCCAAGGGTCGAGACGCACCTTGAACTGCTGTCGCCACGTGATGGGCGAACCGTCGCCGCCGACGCGCGTGTAGCTGTAGCCGCCGAAGCTCTCGGATGCGTACGGGCTGTCCAGCTCCTTGGCGTGCTCGGTCTGCCACGCCGCGATCTCGTCAGCGAGGTCGACCACGGCCTGCGGGATGGCGAGCGCCCAGACGGTGCCGACGAACTCCTCGTCCGTGAGTCCGTTGTAGGGCCACGCATGCAGCCCGTCGTTGAAGGTCGAGCCCGTGATGCGGACGTACTGGCCCTCCTTGAGGCCGAGCGCCGCGGGCGGCACGAGGCGCTCGGCCTCGATGCGGACGCGCCCCGTGCGCTTGTCAGCGACGAACCAGTTGCGCAGCGACAGAAGCACCTGCTCGAGCATCTCTGCGCCTATCGCTTATCGGTGATGACGGCGGCGAGCTCGGGGCTGAGGGTCTTGACGCCGCAGAGCATGTCGATGGAGACGGTGTCGGTCTTGGTCTTCTGGTCGTAGCCCTGCACGACGCGAAGGCCGAAGCCGTCGTAGGAGGTGGAGAACGCCTTGGGGGCGCCGAGCGGCATCTCGAGCTGGCGGGTCACGAGCGCGAAGGCGTTCTTGTGGAACGCGATGGACGGCGTGTAGTTGGCCGTCTCTGCCGTGGTCTTCTGCACGTTCTGGTCGCAGTAGAAGTCGAGGCCGTACTTGCGGCCAAGCGATGCCTCCTTGAGGGCGGTGCCGTTGTCGCCGACGGCGGACGCGTTGGTGAACGCCTCGGTGTTGAGCAGGTCGGCCTCGGCCTGGGAGCCGTAGACGAAGCGGCGCTCCGTGGAGGGCGCCTTGGCGTCCACGAGGAACTTGCGGGCGGCGATAATGTCCGCCACGGCGATGGCGCCCTTGGTGTGGTCGACACGGTTCGTGACGTCCTTCTCGAGCGCGAGCAGGTAGCCGTCGATCTTGTCGGCGAAGGCCTGCATGGCCGGGACGAGAAACTGCGCGGAGAAGTCGACGATGCCCATCGTCAGCTCCTTCGACGTGACGGCGAACGTCACGTCGAGCAGCTTGTCCATCTTGACGGGGACCTTGCCCTCCGTGGCGTCCTGCACCTCGACCTCGGTGGTGAACTCCTTGGCCTCGAAGGTGGCGGGCTTGCGGACGGTGATGGTGTCGCCCACGCCGGCGACGAACTCGGAGGAGTAGTCGCGGTGGACGAGGTTGGCCATGACGGCGTTGGTGCGCAGAACGTCCAGCGCCTCGTTGGCGATGATGTTGGGTGTAAGGATGGTGTTCGACATAGAAACTCCTTAGCCTCTCTGCTCCGCCTTGTACTTCATGTACTCGGCGGTGCTCATTTCGTTGATGTCCTTGCCGCCCTCGCCCTTGGGGGCGTGGGCCACGTCGGCACCCTTGACGGTCGTGGTTGCGATGAAGTCGGCCCAGTCGGCCTTGATGCCCTCGGTCAGCTTGTCCGCGTCCTCGATAGCGCCGTCCTTGACGGTCACGCCCTCGAGGTCGGAGACCTTGAGAACGGTGTCGATGCGCTTCGGGTCAACACCCGCCGACTCGAGCAGCTGTCGGTACAGGCCGCGCTTCTCTGCTGCTGCCTTTTCCCCAGCGACCTCGGCCTTGTAGTCGTCGAGCTCCTTGCACTTGGCCTTGTACTTTTCCTCGTACTCGCCCGCGCCTTCGCCCTTGGCCTTGAGTACGTCCAGCTCCTTCTTGTAGCCGTCCGCCTTGCCAGCGGCCTCCTTGAACTCGTCGCGCTGTGCCTTGAGCGCGTTCACGCTCTCGGCATGCTCGTCGATGATCTGGTCGATCTTCTCGTCCTCGATGCCCATTGCCTTGAGCATCTTTCGCGTAAGTGCCAACAGAATCTCCCTTGCTTCGGAATGGGCGGGTTCCCACCTATTGCCTCGGCGGGGCCCGCGCCGCAATACCTCGCGGCAAGGGTGAGTATCCAAACGGAGTAACGCGGCCCTACGCGCCACTCCTCAGGTGCTTCTCGAGAATCGCCCGGTACGTGTCTCCGTGGCCCGTCGCCGCCTTGCGCAGGAAGTGCTGGCCCTTCATGTGGGAGGTCCCCTCCTCGACGTACGGCGCGTACTCGACGTTGGTGCCGATGAAGCAGTCGTAGCCTTTGAGGAGGTGCGTGACGGAGTTGCGCAACCTGCCCGTGTCGACCGGGCACGTCGCCTTGGCGTAGCCCTCCGCGACGAGGCCTATCTCCTCCAGGCCCGTTTTATAGGCGCGCAGGAGGGCCTTCTCGACCTGCTCGATGTTGTTCTGCCGTATCTCGATACACTCGGCGGTATCCAGCTTCGCGGCGTTTACGATCTCCTCGGTGATGAGGGTGCCGTGCCGGCCGTGGTCGCCGACGCCGCCGACGAGCCCGTAAGCCATCAGTCGAGCACCTCGCAGCCGTAGCCAACGCGCCCGTCGACGTCCGCCTCGATGGCCTCGATGGCTTGCACCGGAACGCCCTCGCACCCGAGCGTGCAGCCGTCGTCGGGCTCGACCTCGTCGCCGCGCTGCGTACAGATGTAGGTATCCGGGAACGTGAAGCCGAAGCCCAGCTTTACGGCGCAGTCGCCGCAGTTCGCACAAGTGAATAGCTCTTTCATGCCTGCCCCAATCTCTCTGCGGGCAGTGTCACGGAACGGTCACGCGGCATGAAAAAAGCCCCGCCGTGGCGGGGCCTGTTGGCTAGTTATTTAGTTCGCTTTCGAATATCTCGACTATATCGGCTTCAAGAGCATCCTCGAACTTATCCGGGCCAAACAGCTCGTAGTACTCCCTACGATTCTCGTCGTCGTATTTGGCCTCTTTAAGCCATAGCTCCTGAACGGCTTTAGGCTTGGAATCGAGAACGTGACCTATAGCGTCGACGTCGTCTCTTCCGTCGAGATAGCTAACGGCTTCGTTGAGTATGTCATTCATGATGCTCAATCTTGAAACCGAACCTCTCCTCAATCGCCCGAAACAGCCTGTCCTCGTTGCCGCCGTAAAGCCTTTGGATTCTAAGGTACTTCACCTCATCGACATTATAGGACGCATCCGGCTCGGAAACCTTCTCGAACGTGTAGATACTTCCATCGTGAGCTGCGATTATCCCCATCTCGCAGCCCTTGCCGCCGACCGCCAAAAGGTCAGCCGCGCTAGGGATGCCAGAGGCCGGGTGGTTGTGGAGCAGCACTACGCGCCGACCGTCCCCGATTGCCGCCTCGACCTTCTTGCCGAACTTCGCCGGAGGGACCACGGTGCTGCCGATGGTCGAGTTAACGCAGCTCGTGATTGTCTTGCCCGTTGACAAGTCGATGGCGTAAAGGTCCTCGCCGTTTGTGCCCCCTCGGTGGCTGAGGATGCGTCTTATGCTCGCATGTACGCCGTCCGCGGCATCTTTGCCGACGGCTTTAGACACCTTTGCCCTGTAGTCCCTGCTCGCGATCTTCCCCATATCCACCGCGAACTCCATTGAGTGCTCTACCGGCTTAGCTCTCGATTTCCCGCCGCCCTCGTAGACCGTGCCGAGCGCCGAGTCCAGCACCTTTTGCTGGTCGCCCGCCGACATTTTCCTAAACCCGCTCGACGGTATGCCGTAGTCCTCAAGCTGCCGCGAGAGCCGCTTTCGCGCCTCGGTCTTGGACACGCCCGCCGTATCCAGCTTGCGCTTGGTTCCAGGCATTTCCATGAACTCTGAGATGGTGCGGTTCGCGGGCTTGGTGCCGTTGACGGCGGGCTTGCCCGCCTTCCATTCCTCGTAGGTCATGCCCTCGGGCAGGCGGCTGAAACGCTCGCCGTCGAGCACGTCAAGCCCGTCGCAGCACGCCACCAGTGTGCATCGGCAGTTGCACGTCTCGGCATACGGCGCCTCGGGGTCGCCCGGGTAGCGACACCCGTTGCTGAACTTCTCGCCGACCTCGACCTTCTCGCGGTCAATCTTCCTGTGGCTCGAGCGCGTGCGCAGGTCGAGCGTCGCCACCCATTCCTGCTGCACCTTGATACCGAGCCCCTTGGCCCTCTTGTAGCTGTCGACGCACCCGGCGTTCTCCGCCGTCGTCGTCGAGGTCCGCGCCAAGCGCACCGCCGCCGCGCGGTTGGACCCCGCCACGTCCTGGATGCGCTTCGCGATCTTGGGTATCGACTCGCCGAGCAGCACGCCCTGCGTGATCTGGTTGGCTATGAGCCGGCGGTTCCACGCCACGTCCTTGGCGACGTTGACGGACGGCTTTGGCAGGTAGCTGTCGTGGTCGGTGAGCAGCCTCTGGACGGTTGACGCGTCCTGTAGTGCGTAGGCCGTGTCAACGCCCACGGCGCTCTCGACCTGCCACGTGCCGTAGTTGTAGTTCTCGGCGTAGACCTCTGGCAGCCTGCCTTCGATGGCGGCGGCTGCGACGACGTTCGCATGCGTCATGGCCTCGGCGCACTGCTTGAGGACAATTCGGTAGCGCCTGCCCGCCGCGATCTTCCCGCTTCGCCAAGACCTGTATTGCGCCTTGGTGATCTCGCCGGCCTCGAGACGCTCGCGCATCTTCTCGTCGTCGGCCTCGAACTGCGCCAGATAGCGCTTGAGGTCGGCGTAGGCCGTCTTGCTCGCCTCGCCGTAC